ATAATGTTGTCTTTCTGTTTCTTGGTTCCGGCTTCGTATTCGGCGCCTATCTGGTCAAAATAATCCACCACGCCTTTATAGTCATTTCTGGCGGCTTCGGTCATGCTGAAAAGATCCGATGCCGAGCCCTTGAGCGAGTTCTGCTGCAGCGCCTGGACGATAGAGGTATATCCGTTTTTTATTTCTTCAAAAGTCTTTTGTTTTTCCTGTGCCTCTTCGTGTATTATCTGACGACGCTTCTCGCTGTACGTTTCCTCAAGCCTGTTCAAGTCGCGCTGATAATTTTTATTTGCGCCTTTCGACTTGTTGAGTTCGCTCAGCTCATCGGCATACCATTGATCCAGCACATCCATTTTGGTGCCTGTCATTTCTACCCACTGGTCGGATATCCTCTTGCTGGTGTCCTTTGCCTCTTCCTGCAGTTTTTTTAATGCAGTAGCTGCTTTTTTAGATGCCTTGGTATCTGCGTCGCTGGTGTCCAGTGTTATTCTGGACAGCTTCTGTTTGTTCTTTGCAAGGTCCGCTGCAATCTGGTTCTGCTCCTTGAGCGCGGCATTCTCCTTATAATAATTCGCTGTCGCTTCATTGACGGAGCTGCTGCCTGGTACCGTGGTTTTTGTGCCACCCTGTTTCGTTCCGCGTGCCCTTATATTTGTCTTTGCAGCGCCCCTTTGTCTTGATGTGCCGCCGACCTGCACGCCTTCAAAGCTTTTAACAAGATCTTTCGTCGCATTGCTCATTACATGTGTCGTGCCTGTCAGCTCCGAGGCAAGGAAGCCCAGAGCGAATACAGCGGCCCCTATTATGCCTGGCCAGCCCATAAGCGCCGCCTTAAAAGCAAGTATCTTAGGCGTAGCCATTGCCAGCGCCGGGACAAGCCTTACTGTAAGCAGAGAGGAAACAGCAAGCAGGCTTACCTTTACGCTGTCCGGTATAAGTTCTTTCATAGCGTTGCCGATCCCTGATTTTTCGGCAAGGGAGGCAAATTCCGTCAAAAACTTATTGGTGTCCTTCAGAACATCCTTAAGGTCGAAGGCATCCGCCAGCGTGTTGCCAATTACACGCCCTGAAGCGGCGATGTTGTCCTTCATTGTCGAGAGCATGCCGTTCATGGTCTGGCTCTGTTTGTCCATGCCTCCGGCAAACTGCGTGTTCATACCGTTTACTATTGTTTTTATCGCGTCTGCGCTTGATATGGCACCCTTCTTTGCAAGGTCCTGTGCTTTTGCTATAGTTACGCCCATTGCATCGGCGAGATACTTCCATGCGTTGATACCCTGCTCCGAGAGCTGCATCATTTCCTCAGCCGACACTTTCCCCTTAGCCTGCATCTGTCCGAGAGCACGGATAACAGACTGCATGTTTTCAGGATTGCCGCCCAAACCGCTTACCGCGTCACCGACTGCTGTAAGCATCGGTATAACGTCCTGCGCCGCGAAACCGTAAGCGAGCAGCATCTGGGTCGATTTGCTTATCCCGCTGAGTTCGAAAGGTGTTCTGGCTGCAAAGTCGGAAAGGTCTTTTACCATGCTTTTAGCCGCCGCCGCGGATCCAAGAAGAGTTTCAAATGCAGTTGTAGTCTGTTCCATATCGGCGGCCATTTTCACAGCTCCGGCTCCGGCGGCCATAAAGCCGGTGGCAAGCCAGCCAAGGTGGTTCAATGTTTTCTGCGACTGTGCGATAGCCTCACTTCCGAAAGCGTTTTTTATATTGCGCTGGGTAGCCTGGAGTTCCTTGCGGAGCCCTGACGAATCTGCGGATATTTTTACCAGAAGATCTGCTACAACTGACATTGCCTCACCTCCTCCTTAAAGCAAAATAAAGCCGCCTCATACAAGGCGGCTTTGTCTATTTAAATTTGACATGCGGACATGCCTGTCTGATTTTTTCTTCAAGTTCTTTTTTTGTTTTTTCCTGAGTGTCTCTTAGATGCTCTTTTGTACCTTCGGAGATGAATGCTCCGACAAAATCACCTGCAGACTTATATCTGTTTTCTTCCTTAAGGCAGTAATTTGTGACAGATATTAAAAGGTGCCCCAAGAAAAGCCGGTTTTCATCTTTTTCATGCCGGTGAGCATCAAGCATCACATAAAAATCATATGGCTGCATTGTGCCCAGATCATGAGGGTTAAGCCCCAGCGGACCATAGGCAAAAGGCTTGGCCCATCTGAGCCATTCGGCGAAAGACTCTATTCGTCTTCCGCCGCCGGTGCGTTTTTTTCTTCAGCTTCTTCATCTTCCGGCTCCGGAATGAGCCCAATTGCACGGTCAGCGGCGGTCTTGCCGTAAATCCCGCTTGCAATGATCGCTTTTCCTACGGCCATTTCAAGCTGTGAAAGGGTCCCTCCGTTATCCAGGTGTTTTTCAATCATCCGGCTGATTTTCACATCAGTGAGCTTGAAATCTGTGTAGTTATGTGCAAGTCCTATGGCAAGGGCCTTCTTTACGAAGCCGACGCCTGTGTTGTCGCGGTCTACCGCCATTTTGGTCACGGTTGTTCCGGTCATTGCCTCAAGCAGTTCCAGCCGGTCAATGTCAAAATAGATATCTTGTCCAGGTTCAAAATAATTAAAAGGAATACAGCGTTTCATGGTTGTCCTCCTCAAGAAAAATAAAGAGGGAGCCGTAGCCCCCTCCTGTCCTTATGCTGTGACTGTAAGCAGCACAGTAAGTGCAGCTCCGTCGCCGGTTGTAACTTCAACCGTATGATTGCCAACGGACAGCGCTCCGCAGGTCGCCGATTTTATGGTCAGCGTGCCTGATGAATATGTATATCCTGTGCTTATCGTTACCGAGCTGCCGTCTATCTTCACAGCCGATACTGTTGTAGTTGACGGCGCTATTGTAAAGACCTTGTCAGAAGGCGAAGCCTTGCTGACGGTGGCTGATGACGGCGTAATGCTTGGTGCGCGTTCAGCCAGCTCTCCATTGCCGGTTATCGTCCCTGAAAACTCTGCGGCACCGTCATGCGGCGTGTTGAGCGAGCATGATTTGACGTATCCCCAGCCAAGCTCGGCGGTTTTATCCGGGTATTCGAACTTGCAGTAAATATCCTTGCCATTACGCCAGCACTGTTTTATTATCGCGATTCCGTCATCCTGCAGCAGCATCAGGCCGCCGAGGTCCACAGACCATCCTCGAGGTCCGGCCATGCCGTTTTTCCAGCCGTTGCTTATTTTATGCGACAGGTCGATATCATCCGCTTCACAGCTCATGTCAGCGGATCTCTGCGCTCCCACAAGCACCCATTCGATGGACGGATATGTTCCTTTTGCTACATAAAACAAATATTTGATTCCAAGAGTTGCCAGCCCTGAAACAGCGGGGTTTTCAGGCGTTGTTATATTGTTTGCCACTTTTATCACTCTCCTATGCTTTTTGCTGGATTTGCGCTACGAACGTAAGAACGGCATGAAATGCGTCTTCGTCCTCTTCGAAAATTTCAGCCTGGTCTATATCCTGTCCCAGACATTCAAATCCTGTACCGCTAAGATCAATGGGACAGGCGCTGAGGACAATGGAAACATCGTTGCATATCTCCTCTATCTCAGCCTTTGATGTGTCTGTACTCCAGACATGGAGCTGCAGAGATACTTCCGGTATGTTTATTACTTTTGTCCCGTTCGCCTTGAATGAAAACGGCCCGATGACAATACACGGATATTCGGCCTCTTCCGGATCCGGCTGACGGTCATATACCTTTGTATCCTGGTGGCCGGACAGTGCTTCATAGACGCCCTTATGCGTCGCGTTAAACGGTATCCGTCTGTATATCATGGTTTCACCGCTTTTTTAAGCTCAGAAACAAAGCCGGGACGTTCCTTCTCATATGCCGGCCGGATGAACGGACGCGGATAACGGCGCGGGATTTTTGCTCTCGTGGGGTAAATCAAGTTTCCCTGTATTCCGATAAGCAGCAGGGTTTTCTTTTTCTTCGGCTTTGCTGTTGAAGGATTGACGCCCATCTCAAGCAGATGCGCATGCGGAGCCTTTGCTCCGAAATAGCCGGTACATTCAGCCCTGTGGAAGGAACTGAAAAGCGACTTCTTTAAATTTCCGCTCTTATTGCTTATAACTTTCTCAGCCTGGTACTTCATTTTGCCGACTGCACTCTGCACGGCTTTTTCAATACGAAGCCTGCTTTTGCCGTCATACATCGATATCGATCTCAGGGCTGCCTGAAGTTCTCTGTTTGCAGGGGTTATTTCCAGCTTGATAAGTGATTCCTTGCCATTCAGCCTCTTGAGATTGCCGCCGGTTACATCAAGACGCACGTCTGCTCACCTCCTGCACCATAAGGCCGGTGGACTCCGAATCAATGTCATAAACATTGGTTATCCTGTAGATTTTTGCGCCGTCGATAAGCTTATACCCAGTCCTGATATCATTCCTACGCCGGATGACAACGTTCTGTGTCACAATTGATGCAGGTGCGCCCTGATAAACCTCCGTGCTTGTACTAGGTTTTTCGAACATGGCCCATACAGAGCAGAGCTCCGTTTCAGCCTGTCCTTTCTGCGTCTTTCCTCCCTGCCCGTCGTCGATGCTCGGGACATAAGTGATCTTAACGCGGTGATTCAGTTTGCCCGGGTTCATATGTAGTCACTGCAGCCTTCTATGTGCGCCAGTATCGCGTCCACAGTGTGCTGTATGCCAGTTACTATCGTGCCCTTTGCAACTATCTCGCGGTTGTCGTACCAGTGCGAAACCATAAGCCTCACGCACTGCTGGTATAAAGGATCCTCAGCGAGGGCAGCATAAGTTTTTTCACCTGTCTCGCTTGTTCCCAACAGCGCCTGTGTCTTGCTGACCTTGCCCGATATATATTTATCCGCCGCGGATATCTGCGCGCTTATAAGGTCGTCCTCATCGTTCGTATCGACACGAAGGTATTTTTTTAATACATCTGTATTCAGCGGCATGCAATCACTCCTGTTCATAAAAAGAGGAGGGTGAAAAACCCTCCTCTTATGCCCCTACTGTTACCGTTACCGCAACGTTTCCGCCGTCAGGCATAACGGCCGTGAATGTTTTATTCCCGTTTGCCAGCCCGGACAGATACGCCTGCTTTATCGTGAGTATCCCGGACGCGTATGTATAGTTGCCGGTATTCACTGTTGCCGCTCCGATCAACAGACTGGACATCACAGCCGTCGAAGGCGACACCGTAAACACTGCGTCAGCAGGAGCGGCCTTGCTGAACACAGCGCTCGCCGGGCTTACGGTGTTACCTATTTTTTTAAGGTCACCAGGGAATTGACATCAACGACCTTGCCGTCAGCAAGGATAATGGCCTTTGTGATCTGGTCGTCAGTTTCGTTGTCCTCGTACCTTTTGACGGTCATGCTGTAGTTAGTGTTGAGGACGTAATCCGAAAAATCGAACAGGAACGCCCATACCGTTTCATCAGTAAGCCCAGCTGCATAGGTAGGAATGTAATTGCAGAGCACGACCTCACGCCCAAGAAGCGTACGCGACGGTTTGCCGTCTATGCCCATGTTCACGCGCGCTATCGGATGCCCGTCTGTACCTACTTCAGCAAGAAGCTGGCCGAACGTCTTTTTTGTCATTACCCAGACAGCACCGTTTTCATATTCAATCGGCAGCGCAGCTTCCGCCTCAACGAATTTGGCGTATACCGGAGTCGCGTCAATGGCCTGCCCGGTCACCACAGTCTCCGAAAGAATACCTTTGGGAGACGCTGTGCCGGCTCCGCTTATTATCGACTGTTCAAGCGCCTTGACCATTGCCTCCGCGACGTTGGCCTGCAGGGCGGCTTCAAAGGCCGACAGTGCCATAGTATCTGTTTCAAGAGATACGGAAACAGCGCAGCGCAGCTTGTAATATCCGAATGTTATGCTGCCTGTCCCTTTTCTCTGCTTAGGGCTTGTTGCTCCTTCGCCGACCCATGTAGCAACCGGTTTTACGTTTGAAGTCGGTATGCCTACGCCGCCCTTGTAGGCTGTGCGGGTAATACGCGAAAGGATCATGCCTGTAGCTTCAATCTTCTCAATGATCTTGTTGAGGATTGTTTCAGGGATCACAGCGCCGACATCTGTCGTAAGGGTGTTGTCGCGAAGTTCCATCGGGATTTCCTTGCCGGCCAGTACATAGGACATGAAAGCTTTGCGGTATTCCATTGAATCAGTGCCGTGCTTCTGTTCCTCCGGTTTCTCAGGTATCCTGAACGGTACGGGAGTGCCGCGCACTTCGTCTATGTTGATTTTAGCTGCTATCTCGAGCTTTTCCTGAATTGAGCGCTCTTCCTTTTCCAGGGTTTCAAGCTCCTTCTGTATCGCCTCGAGATCTACTTCGCCGCCCGCCTGGAGCGCAGAGCGGATTTCCATTTTACGTGCATTTATTTCCTGAAGTCTTTTTTCCATAATATCTTTCCTCCTGTGATTTTATTTTTACCGCGCCATCCGGCGTGTCGCCGTCCCGTCCGGAAACGGCAATAAAAAAACACCCTCTTGGGGTGTTTGATTTAAAGATACGTAGCTATAAGCAGCCGGCGTTTTCTCAGTTCAAAATCTTCTTTAAGCTTTTTTTCCATCTCAACCCTGGCGCCGAAGTAATCCCTAACAGATATTGTCGCCTTGTCATATGCCGGTGAATCGACCGCCGAAACATCGCCTATCCGCCTTATCTTCTCAATTACCCTGGTCCTGGTCTGCACGTCGTAACTATCCTTCTCGACAGCAAATGCGAAACTCATCTTATCTATGTCCTTGCGCCTGATAAGCTCATACAGATCCCTTCCCGCGGTCGTCCTCGCAAGGTTCGCGGTCATCCGCAGGCCCTTTTCGTCAATGACCAGGGAAAGCGTCCTGTTGCGTGTTCGGGCCATTACCATGACGTCGCTGCTGTGGTTATACTTGAAAGGAACGTCCGACATATCGGCCCCGTCCAGCGCGCCGCGTTTTATCATCTCGCTGTACTTTATCCCTTCATATTCAAAAATAACCGTCGGCGAATCGTAGACAACGGGGTAGCCGGTAACAAGCAGATCTTCATTCACCGCCTCCGCCATCCTCAGTTCCGCCATCCTTGTTTCCATTTCCGCCTTCTGCATCCCCATCCTCCTCTCCGACCTGGTATTTGTTGGCTTTGGCCGAGTCGACGTAATTAAGCGACACCAGCCTCTTTTCACCGTCCTCGACAGGCCCCAGGTTGAATATTTCCCTGCCTTCGTTTATCTTCAGCAGCCCAAGCGGAGACAGCTCCTTGATAAGGCTTATCTTCGTCTTTGCGCTCGCGTACTGCAGCCTGTTCGCTTCGAACAGTATCTCGTTTCCGTGTCCCTGTTCGCGGGCCGTAAAGCATTTTGACGTGAATTCAAGGCTGAGCTGTATCGCTATCGGCTCAAGCGATGATTCATAGAACGCGTTCCATTCATCCTCGTTGTAATTTGCCTGGATAATTTTTTCATTCACGCCGAAATATCTGTAAGCGTTCTGGCGCGCTATCTCCATCTGCTCGGAGTCGGCCATCATTGATTTGGATTCAAGCGGCGTAAAGTCGGCTTTGGCATCCAGTGCCGCTATGCCGCCGTCGTTGTTTATGCCCATGTAGTCCGCTACAAACTCATCCTTCTGTTTCTTCAGGTCTTCCGGACGCAGGGTAGACGTGAATTTCATGAAACCCCTAAGCCTTGCGCTGGATTTTATGGCGTTTACAATGCCCTGGTTAATCGTGTTTATAAGCGTCTGTGTCGGCTTGTAAGCTTTCCGCCCGTCCTCGCCGAAGATATCATCGCGGCAGAAGTGCCTCCGGAGGTGGATAAGGTCCGTATACGGCACCGTCATCCTGAATCCCGTCTTGAACGAGAACCTGCAGTACATATCGCCCTGGTATTCAACAAGCTCGACGGTGGAGAAGTTTATCGGGAAAAAACCGGTGATCATGCCTCCCACAGTCTGAATGTAGATAAAAGCGTTGTTGTTGCTGTAGAGCTGGCTGACCGTCTTGTAAATGAAATCGTACGCGTTCATATACGGGTTAGGCCGTATCTGGAGCAGCCTTTCAAGGTTGGAATTGGTGTTTAAGATATCGCCGTTTATCCTCCTTATATGCTTGGGCTTCAGTTTCGCGGCGTTCCTTGCAACCGCGTCTATGCATGTGCGTCCGATATCGGAGTCGTAAATTTCATCTCCGGAGTCAGTGAATACGGGTACAGAATCGTTGAGCATCTTATAATAGGTCGTTGTCTGCGGCGGTTTTTTGCCGCCGAAGATACTGCTTATCATGCTGCGGATCTCCGTTTTGCTCACCTCCTTAAATAAGAGCCCTGTAATCTTCGTAATGCCTCTCAAGCGCCACATACGCGTCAAGCAGTGACGCTGTGCCGTCAATGCGCCGCCGCTGGCTGCCGCCTTTTACCGGCTGGATATTATCGTTCTTGTCCACTTCGACAGATGTGTTTGAAAGGCACCACTTGAGGATAGGGTTATTGTTGTAGTTGATTATTTTTGATTCCAGGTCGGCTCCAAGGGATTTCATCGGTGAAGAGAGTGTTCTCTTTCCCTGCACGACAGCCTCCATCGCCTCGCTGCCCAGGAAATCCTTCATCTCTTCCACGAAATATGTAGCTGACCAGTTGTCGTATCCGAAGTACGATATGTATATGTCGTACTCTTCTTGCACCTCCCTGAACCATTCGACTACATGCTTGTAATGCACCTTGTTGCCAGGGCATGTCCTTAAAAGCCCCATGTTCTTCCATGTGGAATAAGGTATCTTGTCGTCTAGCTCCCTCGCTTCGAGGATGTCTTCCGGGATCCAGTACATCTGCAGGACATATATGTGTGGGTCGTCAGGCACCATGAAGAGTACCGTCGCGCATGTAAGGTCCACTGTAGATGAAAGGTCCGCGCCGCCTATTCCATATCTCGGCTTTAAAGCAGCCAGGTCAAAGGTTTCGGTGTTGTTGAGCTGCTCGAAGGTAAGCCAGGCTTCCGACGCTGTTTCTCTTACGTTGAAGTCTTTGGTGACCAGGTTCTTTACCAGCAGCGGATTTTTCTTTGCTTTTTCAACCTTGCCGGCAAGTATACTGAGGCTTTTGATAGTCCCGAGCCCGGGGTTCGCTTTCTTCCAGCAGGACGGATCCTGCCATTCGCTGCGTTTGTCGAGTTCGTATATTATTGGCAGCACTCGTTCGTCATGGTATCCGTCAGGGTCTCCGTAGCCGTTTATTATCTGTACGCATTCATCGTATTTAAGATCGAATATGCCTTCTCGCAGGGTTCCGGCCGTTGACACTATGATCGAAAGGGGCTGCTCCCTCGCGCTCATCCCGTCGATTATTACGTCATAAAGGTTTTTATCCGCTATGGCATGAAGTTCATCTATGAGTGAGCAGTGGACGTTGAGCCCGTCAAGTGTTCCGCTTTCGGACGATAGCGGCTTGAATACACCGTCGTTCGCTTCGCAGATGATTTCCCCGACAAGCGTTTTAGCGCGCCTGGAGAGGACCGGCGATTTTTTTACCATGCGCTTGCCCTCAAGCCATATTATCTTTGCCTGGTCACGCTTTGTTGCTGCGGATACTACTTCCGGCCCGTTTTCGCCGTCCGCCAGCAGCATGTAAAGCGCGATGGCACTGCCCAGAGTTGATTTGCCGTTTTTACGGGCAACTATGAGTATGACTTCCTGATATTTCCTTGTACCGTCTATCTTATGGACGAAACCGAATATCGCCGCGATAAGGGCTTTTTCCCACAACTCAAGGATAAACGGCTCATTGCCCATCTTACCCTTGGAATGCCGGCAGTATTTCTCAATGAAGGTTATAGGGTGCTGTGCTTTGTTTTCGTTGTATTCCCATTCACTGTTTTTATCGTCTAAATCCCGGACGAGCTTTTTATATACCTTGTAGACCTTGCGGCTTACGATCTCCCTGCCTGACCGTATTTCCTCCCAGTACTGCCGTATAGGGTTCGTGCTGCCTGCCGGCAGATCCGGCTTATTCTTTTTCGTTGACGAAGGCTTCGAATTCATCTTCCGGCTCCTTCGGCGGCTCCTTGACAACAAACTCCGTAAGCTGCTTCATGATGCCCTGGTAGTTTTTGTTCATGGTGTTGTAAAGTCTTGCCATAGGCCGCTCTCTTTCATAAGGGGCTACCTCGGCGCTCTGGGAGAACATTTCCGTGAAGCCGTTCTCGTCCAGGTCGGCTTCCATATCCTCAAGCGTGACACGCATAAACGCCGCCCTCCGGATAAGTCCTTCGATGGCGGCGCGCTCTTTTTCTGAAATCTCTCTGTATATATCATTTACACGCTTTATTTCTCTCCTGATTCTCTCATCTTTGCTCAATTCCTTCTTTCTCAAGCCATCGCCTCCTTTTTCTGGGGTGGGGGGTCACGCGCGCGGCCTGCGTGTTTTCTGAAGCTCCACGTTCCGGTCTGGGTTTTCGGTACTTCGAAAGTCAAATAGGGGGGGATTTTATCGCGATTAATTGCCCTTTTTCATCAAATTTTACGTCTTTTCGGGTGATTTCTTTGCCAAAATGCTCCCTGTTATGGCACTCAAGGCAGAGGAATTCAAGATTATTCCAGTTAAGAGTGACCTCTGGGTCATTTTCATTCTCGTTTGTAATCCTTATTTTATGATGGACAATGTAGCCTGGTTGTTTGCATCTTTCACAGAGATAGAGAACCGAAGCCGCATATGCGTCCCTGCACCTTATCCATTCGCTGCTTGAATAGAAATCCCTTCTTGCCATCGTTTCAACCTCACGAATGCAACATAATTTTTTACCTCTAAAATGAACGCAACATAATGAGGCAACATCATATTCATGCAGAATTGCCTTAAAGACAGTCATAAAGAAATTCTGCAGCCTCCGCTCCTCCCCTGATTACTACGAATGCACCATAATGGTATTTTGTGTTATTCGGGATGAGGACGCCAAAGGCGGACACTGACAAAGGAATCATCGTATTTGCACACCCCATGTCCGATGCAGGATTTATTAACATCAGTATTGGTTAGATGTTCAGGCTCTTGATAAGGTTGTCCGTTTCATCTTTTGTTATTCCTATATACGCAAGCGTGACCTCAGGTGATGAGTGGTTGAGCATGAACTGGATGCGTGTGATGTCGGTACCGGCAGCATACAGTGCGTAACCAAAGGTCTTCCTCATCGTGTGCGTTCCTACACGATACCGTATGCCGGCCTCACGTGCTGCGTCATGAAGCGCCCGCCATGCCGCAGAGCGTGTGATAGACCTGCTTCCGCCGCCTTTCCTCGACGGGAAGAGCGGAGATCCAGCACCTTCAGGAGAAGCCATAATGCCTGATTTAATTACATATTCTTTTATCGCGTCTTTTGCGGCTTTATTGAGCGGAATATCGCGGTTTTTCTTCGTTTTTTTCTCTGTTATTTCTATTGAATCCGCTATTTTTACACGACTTGGAACAGAAGCAGGGTCAAGAACGTCTTCCACCCTCAGCTTGAGTATGTCCGAGGCGCGCAGACCGGTATTTGCTCCGAAGGTGAACATGGCCCAGTCCCGTATGTTCCTGCGTCTCAGCGCGTTCTTGAACCGCTCAACCTCGCCCTTTTCCCTCAAGGGCTGTACTTTCTGCATCCGCTTCACCCCGTTCCTTTATAACTTTTTCTATACGTTCCTTTGTCATTCTGCAGAATTCCTCCGATACTTCCATGCCGATCCAGCGCCGCCCTGTTGCCTCGCATGCGGCCGCCGTCGTGCCTGAACCCATGCAGTTGTCCAGGACAACATCACCCGGACGTGTGTATGTCCGCACGAGCCATTCAAACAAAGCCTGCGGTTTTTCCGTAGGGTGCTTAGTTCGCCCTTCCTGCGGAAAACGCAGCACGCTTCGCGGATAGCGTGTCCCGGTGTTGTTCTCCGATTTTTGCTCCCGGAATTTTCCGTATATCGCCGTGTGTTTGCCATTCTCTTTGGATCTGTACGGTGTTCCGCGCGTCATCTGCGGCATATATACAGGCAGGTGACGGTAGAACACAAGGATGTTCTCGTGAGCCCTAAGCGGCATCTTGTTGGCATTCAGGAATCCCAGGGCTTTTGCCTTTTCCCATATGAGCTCGTACCTGAATTTGAACATCCTTCCGGATGAAACGATAAGCTCAGTAGCAAAAGGCTGCTGTGCAGTAAGCACAACAGCCCCGTTTTCCTTGACCAGCTGGCTCCATTCATGCCAGAGCGGCGCAAGAGGGATCTTGATATCCCATTTGCAATCGGTGATTCCGTAAGGCAGGTCACAGAGTACCATGTCGACCGAACCGTTAAGAATGCTCCCGAAATGCTCCATGCAGTCTCCGTGATATAAGCGGCCAAGTTCTGTTTTTAAATATAGTGACATACAGACACCTCATGTATAATATAGGATGTCTATGTGTCAGTGTCACATAGATGAAAAAGAGGCGGTGAAGAGTGGCCGCTCTTCCCGCCTCAATGTTCAGGAGTAAATATAGTTTCTGAATAAAAAAGCCGCCATTTCGGCGGCTTAATGTTTATTAAGATAATTTTTCATGCCATGCCATATCCTGGCGTTTATGTTTTCTCATCCTATTTGCATGATAAAATTTTACCATACTTGACTTTTATTTAACAGTCCTGCTTATCGGCTATTTACACACCACTTTACCGGCGTATATTCAGAGCTTAGCAGCTGCCCCCTGCGGTATATTTCGCGTGATATATGGAGTATTGCAAGGTCACGTTCCCTGTCCATCGTCCTTATGCTCATATTATGGGCAGACGCGACCTGCATTTTTGTCATAAAGCCTGGTGACCTGAGCATCGACAGATCTCTTAAAATATTAATCTTTTCAGGGCATTCTTTTTCGTACCATTCAAAGATATCGTAATAAACCTGCAGTCCGCCGTTTTTGTTTATGATATCCCTTATATGGTCCGCGCTTTCTATTATCTTCTGCGCGACAGGCACCTTGTCCCCTCCGTCTATATGGCAGCCTGTATCGCCGCCGCGGCGCGCCATGCTTACCATTTCCGCTATCTCAGCCGTATCCGGGAAAGGAGTGCGGTTCGTAAAAGGGTACAGGCCAAGCGGATAGCGGCTAAGAAACAAATACAGCAGTCCCATGATCTGCTTCATCCCTCTTGGTATATATCTCTCAGTCCTGCTTCTTGGCATGTTTCTTTCACCTTCCCTGTTTTTAGTGCTGGTTACGCTATTAAAACATTCTGTCTGTAGTCGCCGCAGCCTTTCAGGACTATATAGTATCCGTACGAATGGTCGCTCATGCGGCTTGCGATCATGGCGCCCCTCTTGCCGGCCAGATTGGCGAACTGGTTCATATCCATCGCGTTCGATGTTATTGCCATCGGTTTTTTCTCACGGTATCTGTAATCGATAAGCTCAAACAGCCTTTCTGTAACCCACATGTTGTCGCGCTGGGCTCCGAGGTCGTCAATAACGACAAAATCGGCCTCTTTAACCGCTGATTCAATTTTGAGCGTCCTGTCCTCGAAGCCGGCCTTTATACTGTCCAGCAGTTCTATGACCGAAATGAATATTGCGCTTTTCCCGCGGCTTATGTATTCATGAGCCATTGCCACAGAAAGGTGTGTTTTGCCTGATCCGGGCTCGCCCATGATAACAAGAGACAGCCCCTGCGCCGCACAGTCCTCAGCCATAAGCTTCGCGTCCCTGACGCACTGCGAGCGGTCTGCCGCAATAAATGTGCCGAACCTGCAGCCTTTATAGCGTTCTGGAATTCCGCTGTTTTCAATTATCTTTCCCATCCTGGCCTTTTCCTGTTCGGCGCATACATTGCTGCAGGCGGCGACACGGACAACAAATTCATATGGAGTGTGCCAGCCTTTTTCCCTGCATATAACAATTTTCTGCCCGTGTGTGGGGCAGTCTTTCATGCCGGGGCAATCACGCTCGCAGTTCTCATGTCTGCGCGCCCAGTTAAGGCTTCCAATATTGGTTATGTCGTCAACAGTTGCATCCGGGTAAGTTTTATGCAGCCATTCAAGCAGATCCAGCTTTTCCATTTCCTGCAGCTGCTTAAATTTATTCATGTCCGGCACCTCCTCCATATTTCTGTTTTATCCATCTTTCGTGCGCCTCTTCCTGCTCCTTTGTCACTACCGGCTTCTGTGGCAGCGGCGGATCATTCGCAGGCAACTGTGTCTTTTCTTTTTTTGACTTCTGTCTTCGGAGTGACTCGTAGATATACTCGAAAGTAAGCTCTTCAGGAAGCCGCCCCTTATGGATAAAACGTTCAAGCGCAACTGATATCTCCTGCTGCACGCGTGCCGGATAATGCCTTTTCTCAAGGGCCATTATTGCCCCTATCTCCGAGGGGAGAAGTCCTTTCCTCCCTGTTTTAAGCAGCATGTATTCAGCCGTGCTTTTCATTGCGCTCGGTACTTTTTCCATGAGAGAGGGCGAACAGCCGGAAGCTTCGGCTTCCTCCGTAGGAGTATCTTTTGATTCTCGTAATACTGGTTCTAGTAATTGGCCTGCAATATGTGCACCCCTAGGGGTGCATGGTGTGCAGTCCTGGGGTGGATATATTGCAGGCTGCTCTGCTGCGCGGTGTCCTATGAGGGTATATTTTGAAGCGCACTGGTGGCCTTCTCTGAATACCGTATCAACCTTGATATATCCTTTTTCTTTAAGCTCCTTTACAGCATACCTTACCTGCCGCTCGCTTATGCCAGCGGTTTCGGACAGTGTTTTTATCTTTACCGACCATGAACGCGACTTTACGTCCATATATGTGGTCAGCAGGGCATAGATGCCTTTCG